GAATGGCACGCGAAAGTCTGGCCAGCCTCGGAGCACCACCTCCACAAGGATGAACCGGACGTCGGACGGAACATCGAAGTGCGCCACGTCACGCAGCCATCGGGCGGGCTCGTCGTTCGGCGGAAGGACCTCGGGAAGGGAAAGGTTCTCTTCCTCGCCTACCCCGATCCAGCGACGGACTACCGCGAAGTTGAAGTCATCGGCTGGCTCACCGCGGAAGACGCCTGGGAGCAGGGGAAAGACGTCGGAGACTACCGGCGCGTTCCCCAGTCCCAACTCACGGAACTCCCGTGAGCAGGAGCGTCGCGTTCCTGGGACCACAGGGAAGCGGTAAGAGCACAATCGGGGCGCTCTTCGTTGAGCACCGCGGCTACCAGCAACACGGGATCGCTGACGCGATCAAACACATCGCAGGGATGGCGTACCCGGACCTGACGAAGACGGAGACCATTGTGCTCGATCGCTACAGCGGCCAGACGGTGATCACAGGGCGGGAACTCCTGCAGGACATCGGCGCCGCGCTGCGATCGGTTGATCCAAAGTTCTGGCTGCGCGTTTGGCGCAGGGATTACTTTGAAATCCAGCGACACGGCTACGGCGTCGTGATCGATGACGTCAGGCTCGACGCGGAAGTCGCCTACCTTCGGGCCGTTGACCCGGCGATCTACATCGTCGGACTGCACGCGGACGAAGCGACACGGAGCACGAGACTCGGAGGGCCACTCAAGGGGACCAGCGACGTCACGGAGAGGGGCTGGACTAAAGCGGGGCTCGACCTTATCCTCGACACATCGGGGATGACCCCCGAGGAAGCCTACAGGCGGATCACGGATGGGATGGAGGAAGCCGGATGAGTGAACAGAAGCCCAAGACATACGCGGAAGCGATGAAGGAACGCTTCCCGCACCTGACGATTGAACAAGTGCTCGAGCGCGCAATCCAAGACAGGAAAGTGCGCGAAGAGATCAACAGAGAGGAAGGGCTCAACGAAGAGCAGGGGGAGGAAGCGTGAACTTCAACGAACTCCAAGTCAAAGCGGAACAACTCGGCTACAGGCTTGACGCGCTGCTCGCAACCACAGACGGATACGTCGTGGTGCTTGAAGACTCAATGGGCGCAACGCTGGAGTTCAGCGCGCCAACAGCCAACGGAGCCGTCGACCGCGCCAACGAAGCGCTGGCCAGAAGCCTGGGGAGTCAAGCCGGTGACCTTTGAATTCATCGGGCTCTTGATCGCGGCAGCGCACCTGACGCTCGCCTTCCTTGTCGCCGCCACGCTGCCAGAAGCGAAGCGCAGGGGCACCGCGGCAGCGGGTACCATTTACATCGCGGTGGCAATCGCCACCGTCGTGTGGATTACCAGGAGCATCCAGTGAAAAGAATCGAACGCGCCGCGCCTTTCCTTGACGAACGGGTCGTCCTCGTGCAAGAGGGAGCGGACGCGTGGGCAGAGGAACCGGGCGCAACCGGACGCCCGTGGGCGAACTTGAGCATCCGATACGCGGACGCGATCGCGCCAGAGGGCTGGTTCTTTCTCTACGAGAGCATCGGGAGCAGGAAGACGATTGCGGACTGCATCAAAAACGGAGCGCTTGAAATCGAGTCGGCGCGCTTCACCCTGAGCGACGGCGGAGGGGCCCTGCTTGCCAGAGTTGTGCCAGACTGATGGGGAAGATGAAAGACGAAGCGATCAGGCTCGGCATTGACCCCGCTAAGAGCAGGCGCGGGAAAAACGCGCGCAACAGGGGGAACGCCTACGAGCGCGAAGTCGCAGCGCTGCTCAACGGCACTCGAGTGGGCTGGGCAGGCGGCCCCACAGACGTCTCGACCGGCGTCTACGACATCCAATGCAAAGTCGGGGGTTCCTACCCCGAGCGGATCGACGGCTGGCTGCGAAAAGTTCCATTCCGATACGAGAAACTCCGCGCCGTCGTGCTCGGGGACTCGCCAGGACCGGGAACGAAGCGACGTAGCCTGATCGCGTTTGACCTTGAAGAGTTTGCGGACTTCTTCGCGGAGACTCAGCCCGAATGATCGCCGCGCTGCTAGCCATCGCGCTCGCAGCGAATACAGGGGCTCCAGTGGTCACGGAACACGGCATCCCCCAGCGGGGCGTCGCCTCCTGGTACGACGCCACCCGCAACAACGCCTGGTACACCCGAGGGGGAACGCGCTACTACGCCGCCGTCGGCACCTTCCGCTGGGGCGACGATCCATACGCGATCAAGATCTGCAGGAAGGATCAACCGCGCACCTGCGTCATCGCCATCGTTGTCGATTACTGCGGGCGCTGCGCCAGGGACCTCAAGCGCCCCTGGGATAAGCGCAGCCGGAGCGTTGACCTTTCACCCGCCGCCTTCGCTGCGCTGCGGGGCTTGAAGTTTGGCGTGGTTCAGGTCATAATCACGGAACTGACCAGAGGGAAATAGTCAAGCGCACCGCGGGAATAACCCGCACCGGGGAGGGAACACGTGCCAACATTGCGATCAATACGCGGCGGCTGGATGCGAGTCGTGGCAAAGCAGGCCTTCCCGTTCAAGGGCCCACGCGGAAGGATTGAAGCGCTGGCGGACGCGCTCGAAATAAGCCGCCGGAGTTGCTACGCCTACGTCGGGGAAGAGCGCCGCGTCCCAGAGGAAATAGAGCAGCGTTTCATCGCGCTCTTCGGACCGGTGGCGGAAGACGGCTGGCGGATGGTTGACGTGAAGCACACACGGAGCAGGAAGCCAAAGCCACCAAAGGGGAAGCCAGGGCAGACAAAGGAAATCGCCAAAGCCAGGAAAGATGGCTGGCGCTCCGCGGCGATCAACGCGAGCACGATCCTCGCCCAAGACGTCCTCGGGCACTTCATCCGGTGGGAGCAGAACCCGCTGACGATCGGGCAGTTGGCAATGCTGGAAGACGGGCTCGATGAGCAGGAAGCGCTCGCCAAGTACCCCAAGAATTACTACGCGCTGGCCGCGGACGAAGACTGGGTCGCCAAGTGCAGCATCTGCGACTTGATCGGAGCGGTTGATGACAGGGAAAAGGAAGTGAACGGGCTGCTCTTCCGCGTGACCTGCAAGACAAACTCCTACAAGATCACGGAGGAAGGATGAACGCCGCGCCCCTATGCCTTCGCTGCTTGGCCGCCGCGCGCTTTCAGTCAGCGGCGGACTGCCAGTACCACACGGAAGCGCCAAAGCCAGAAAGCAGGCGGAAGATTGTCCCGCGAGAATCGCTCGATTGGATGCTGCCAGAAGAGAAAGACCAAAGGGTCAGGGACCAGCGCAGGGCACGCTACCTCCGACAGACGCCTGAGCAGAAAGCCGCCGCCAGAGCAAAAGATCGGCGCTCCTATGAGCGCAACCGGGAAGCGCGGATCGCAGCGATGAGAGAGCGCCACGCTGCCAACAAAGAGCAGCGGAACGCGAAACAGCGCGCCTACTACGCTGAGCACAGGGAAGCCATCAATGCCAAGCGGAGGAAGCGCTAGAATCGCGGGACGCCGCCCCCCATCCGGGCGGCCCAGCCTGCCGGCGGAGTCCTCCCGTCGGCAGGCGCCCAATACAGGGGAGGGGAATCAATGCCGAAAGTCGATCGATGGGTTGCCGTTGAGCGGTGGGTCACAGACGCGCAGGAAACCCTCGGGATCACGCAGTGGCGCGTACGAGTGGTGCAAGACGCCGCGGACATTGACGCCTGGGCGGACATTGACCCCCACACGCAGGCGACCACCGCGGACCTTCGCCTTTCGCACGACTTCTACCGCCAGGACCCAGAAAAGCAGCGGCTCATTTTGACGCACGAACTGCTGCACCTCGTCACCTGCCGAACGGATCGAACCGTTGAGACATTGGAGGAAGCGCTCGGCAAAGTTGCCTGGGCCGTCTACGAGCCCCAATACACGGATGCAACAGAGCGAATGACGGAGCACCTCGCCACGATCATCGCCCCGCTCCTACCCCTGCCAAAGTTGCCGCGCGCTTGACCTTCCAGCGCCCCTGCCTTGATTGCGGAACGTTGAGCAGCGAAGGGGACCGCTGCGACGTGCACCGGAAAGCGGCACGCGCACGCTGGGAAGCCACACGCGGACCGTCGCCATACGCCGATCCAGCCTGGCGCAGGCTCAGCGCAACGCTGCGCAGGAAGCGCCCCTGGTGCGAACTTTGCGGCGCAACGCAGGACCTCACGGTCGACCACCTCGATCCCGTCAGTAAGGGCGGCCCGCTGATTGCGCCAGAACATCGCCTCCGTGTAATATGCAGGCGCTGCCACGGAAGGAACACGCGGCACAAGTAGGAGAA